AAGTAATGGCATACAAATATTCGGAACTAGAGAAACAAGCATTGGAAGCAATTGATAAGCATAAACTTTTTTTTATTGCTGATGTAACTTCCTATTTACCTTGCGACTATACAACCTTTTATAATTTAAAACTCCATGAATCCAACGCCATAAAAGAGGCACTAGCGAAGGTTAAGATAGATATTAAGGTATCAATGCGGTCAAAGTGGTATAAATCAAATGCTCCAGCTTTGCAGTTAGCTCTTTACAAGTTGATTGCTTCCTCTGATGAGGTTAAGGCTTTGCAGATGAATTACACTGACCACACAACCAACGGAAAAGATATTTCTTCACCTATCAAATGGGTAGATGGATCTACTGAATAACTATAAACCTATATTTAATCAGCACCCGAAAACCAGGTACTTTCTACTGACAGGATCGAGAGGTTCCGCAAAGTCTTTTCACGTATCAACAGCACTTCTTCACCTGACTTACGAGAAAGGTCATATTATTCTATTTACAAGATGGACTTTAGTCTCTGCTTATATTTCAATCATTCCAGAATTTATCCAAAAGATTGAAGAATTAGACAGGTTCGAAGACTTCGAAATTACCCAAACCGAGATCACTAATAAGGTCACAGGATCTAAGATTCTATTCAAGGGAATTAAAACATCACAGGGTACAGCTACAGCAAACCTGAAATCAATAGCCGGAGTTACTACCTTTGTACTTGATGAAGCAGAGGAGTTGGTAGATGAGGATGTATTCGATCGAATAGACTTGTCAATCAGAACCAAGGAGATGACTAACCGGGTGATAATCGTAATGAATCCCAGCTATAAAAGCCATTGGATTTATAAGCGTTTCTTAGCAAAAGGGAAGCAAGACAATACAACCTACATTCACACTACTTACTTAGACAATGCGATTAACCTTTCGGCGTCTTTTATAGAGCAGGCGAACCGAGTAAAGCAAGAAAACCTACTTAGGTATAGGCATTTGTTTTTAGGCGAATGGTTGGAAGATGCGGAAGGTTTGCTTTGGAATCGGGCTATAATTGCAAAAGCTTTTATTAGCGTTGCCCCTAAGCTGAAAAGAATAGTAGTTGCAATTGACCCGGCTGTAACTGCAACAACGGAAAGCGATGAGACAGGCATTATAGTTTGTGCAACGGATTACAATGATAACGGATATATTTTAGAAGATTTAAGCGGAAAATATTCGCCTAATGAATGGGCTATTATTGCAGTTAAGGCAGTTGAAAGGTGGAATGCAGACTGCATAGTTGCTGAGAAAAATCAAGGTGGTGACATGGTGGAAAGCGTTTTGAGGTCGCAGGGCGCAAAACATAGGGTTAAGTTAGTCACAGCAACCAAAGGAAAATTTGTCAGAGCAGAACCGGTTTATTCATTATACGAGCAGAATAGAATTTTTCACGTTGGGAATCTTTCTATATTGGAATCTCAAATGGTTACTTTTAACCCTGACAAAGGAAAGTCACCTGACCGAGTAGACGCTTTAGTTTGGGGCTTGACTAACTTAATGATTGACAACAAGAACCCTGTTGGATTAATTGATATGAGCTAATGATAAAAACCGTAACTATTTACTTATCCCTACTAATTGCCATGTACTTCTTAGGCGGTTTCATAGCGTGGAATCTAAACCCGATTAATTGGCTTTGGGTGGGTCGATTCATTTTTGTGTTAATTTACGTAGCTTTGGTTATTGCAATCGACTTAAAGAATAATAAATGATTTCTCTGATTCAAAAATACCTCCTTACAAGTCCAAGACCTACAGCAGATTTAGACGTTAATCTATTAAACAAGGCTATCTACGGGCAATTCAACGTTAATAATTTGGTTGTCTGGATGGATAATAGGGTCGATACGTTCATTAACGAAGGTTATCGGGGTAATGCCATGATCTATTCGATAGTAAGAAAGACTGGAGAAAAAGACTCAGAAGTACCTTTACAGGCGTTCAAGAAAAATGGTAAAGAGAAGCGATACAAAGCAATAAAATACAAGTCAGGAGAACTAGATCGGGCGCAGTCCAAGTTTGAGCGGGTCAAGAACTTAGAGGCTGTTGAGTCAGGCGATTTGATGGAGCTTTTAAAACATCCAAACCCAATGCAGACACAAATCGAGTTTCTGAAAGAGGTTTCAATGTGGTTCAGGCTAACAGGGGAAGTTTTTATTTACGGTGTTCGGGTTGGTGGAGGGCTAAGGGATGCAAAGAAATTTACCGAACTGTATTGTTTGCCTGTTAATAGACTGGATCTTATTCAGGGAGATATGTTCATGCCTTTCAAAGGTGTGAAATTCAATATTGGAGATCAAACCATCGAAATTCCAGCCTCTGAGATCAAACATATCAAAATGATAAATCCGTATTGGGATCTTCAGGGGACACAGCTAAGGGGGCAAAGTCCTTTGCTTGCAGGGATTAAGTTTTTGAGCAAGAATAATGAAGCGGTTTCCAGCTTAAAAAGATCGCTTGAGAATGAAGGAGCCAAAGGATTTATTAGTCCTGATGCGAGTCAAGATCCTGAAAAGTGGCTAACAGCGGAGCAACTTCCTACTTTGAGGCAGCAATTACAAAAGTATTGGGATGGCAGCATGAATAAAAATCGTGTTGGGGCTTTGGGTATTCCTATGCAATATCAAAGCATTGCACTCAGTCCGGTTGCTTTAGATATTCTGAAAGGAATGGAATACGATGATGAGAAATTATGCAACCTATGGGGTATTAATCCGGCTCTTTTCCGTTCCGATTCAAAGTTTGATAACCTAAACGAGGCTAAAAAGCAGTTGGTTGTAGATGTTTGTTTGCCATTTTTGAAGCAGCTAGAGCAGGCTTTGAGCGAGTTTCTTTTGCCCGCGTTCCCTGGTGAGGCTGATTATTTAGATTTTGACATATCAGAATACTCAGAACTGAATGCAGACTCTGAACTAATAATGAAAACGTTTTGGCATGGCGGATTAGCCACTTTAAACGAGGTTAGAACGATGCTTGGATTTGATGAGATTGACGAAGATTGGGCTAGAGCAATTTACACCGAGGCTAATAAAATCACTTTGGAAGAAGCCTTTAACGGCGGCGGCGGCGCGGACTTTCAGGATTTGGCAAGGTAATGAATCTATCCAAAATCAGGCGAGAAAATCTAAAGGCTAATAAGCGATACGAACGTTTTGGGCAAAACCTGTTCCGTAAAACGCTGAAAGCTCAAGCGGGATTTTTTGATGAACGGTTTATGATAGATGCGTATGTCGAATTTTACCAGAAAGTTTTTCCTGACGCTGCTAAACGTGGCTACTTTCAGATTCGGGCAATGGAACGGACTAAAGATTTTGCAATGTCAGAACTATTCCTGAACACTTGGAAAGCATGGATCGGCGTTTGGGTTCGTGAAAACTTGGCAGACCAGATTCAGAACGTAAATGACAATACTAGGAATCAGATTAGGGAGATATTGGCAACTGCAACCGAACAGGGCCTTAATCCTTTTCAAACCGAAAAGCTATTAATTGATACGATTGGAAGCAAAGCAAGAGCAAGAGCAATAGCCATTACTGAGGGGACAAGGGCTAATAACATGGGGTTAAAGCGTTCTGGAGACGATTACGAAACAGTTACAGGTTTGACCCTATACAAGATATGGATTCATTCAGGCGCTACTAAGGAGCCAAGGATCAGTCATATTTTCGCCCAAAACAAGCCAATTCTAAAAAGTCAGAACTTCGATATTGAGGGCGTTTTGTTCGATGTGCCTGGTAATCCGGTTCGCGGTCAAGATAATAAATCAGTTGCAAAGCAGGTTATTAATTGCGGTTGTGCGGTTTCCTATGTTTCGGAAGGATTTGTTCGAAAAAGATTTCCTGAATATTTGCAGTAAATATTAACTTTTTTGTTTATATTTGGAATCACTTAAATATAGAGCGACATGAAAACTTACGCAGAATTAAGAGGAAAAAAATTCTTTGACTGGAACAAGTTTCTGGACAATCCTCCAAAATATCTTTCAACTGAACACCACATTGCTTGTAATTTAGCGGTGGACTGGGTCACCTGTGCTTGTGGGAATCAATGTGATATTATTCCTAGGGATGGTATAGGTCTTCCTGATGATAGGGAATTACAACGTTTAGGGATATCTTTTCATGACTCAATAAAGGGAGCTGATTTTATAAAGGCTAAAGAAACACTTGCTAATATCGAAAAGCGATCGTCCGAACTAATCGCGAAACTATCATGAAAACATACTCAGAATTAAAAAGAGAGAAAGTATTTGACTGGAACAAGTTTCTGGAAAATCCTCCTAAATGTCCTTCAATAGAATATCACCATGCCTGTAATTTGGCGCGCGAATGGGTGTCTTGCGCATGCGGGAACCAATGTGACATTATTCCAAGGAGCGAAACGGGCCGGCCCTATGATAGGGAATTAGAAAGTTTGGGTATTCATTTTCATGACTCAATAAAGGGAGGTGAATGGCAAAAAGCCAAAGAAACCCTAGCCAAAATAGAAAAGCGATCAGAAGAAATAATTGCAAAACTATTATGAAAACCTACTCAGAAACACAGGGCAAAAAATTCTTTGACTGGAATCAATTTTTGGAAAATCCACCTTTATTTTCTTCAGAAAAACATCTTGACGCTTGTGACTTGTCTTGTGAATGGGTTACGTGCGCTTGCGGCAACCTTTGCGATATTATACCTAGGAACAGAATAGGCGCTCCTAAAGATTACCATTTAGAAAAGCTTGGAATGATGTTCCATCAATTTATTGATGATGGTGAATGGCAAAAAGCCAAAGAAACACTAGCCAAAATAGAAAAGCGATCAGAAGAAATAATATTTCAACTAACA